CCAACTAATATTTCTTCTAAGCTTTATTCTGGTGGCTCTGAAGGTTATGTTTCTTGGAATGTTGTTGAAACAGATGTTAATGGAGATAAAACTACTACTAAAAATTTGTCTCTTCACACTGGTTTTAAATATGATTCTTCTGCAAGTGGAAAAACAGATACTTCAACATCAACCGCGCTTACTACATTGAAGGATTCAATTCCTTCTTTAGCTACTGGCGCCTCTATTTCACAGGTGCAGTCTCAATTAGCTTCCCAAGACTTAGACTTGGATAAAATAACTAAATTATTGAATAACTTGTTAACTAAAGCAGCTACACAAACTAATTACCAAGGCATTAGTGTTGCTAGTAATCCTGTTACATCAACTGAGTTAAAGCAGGCTATCACGAATATTACTAATAATAATCAGACTTATAATCAATCTAACGTTTTACAGCCAGTTACTAATACTAGTGGTACTGTTGAAGTAGTAACTTTGCCAGGTGAGGCTGCAACTTCTCAAACTGATTTGGGTGATGATCCAGCAATTGATTCCCCTACTTTGGAGAATACTCCTACTGCTGAAACTATCCTCTCACCTATTACAGGTTCATTATCTTTTTTACAGGATTTTCAGGTTCCTACAAGAGATGCTGCCTGCCCAGTTGCTACCTTTTCAATATACAATCACGATTACTCAATAGATACACAATGTACCTTGTTTGAGCAAAATAGAGACCTAATAAAAATTCTCACTTCTTTTATTTGGGCTTTTATTGCGCTTCGTAAGTTACTATCTGCTTAAAGGTTATTTATGTTTGCTATATTAATTTCTGCTTTTAATAGCATATTAGCTTGGGTTTTAAGAGGAGTGGTCATTAAATTTATTGCCTTTACAGCAATATATTTTATTGTTAAAGAATTCTTCTCTGTTATTGTTAAATTATTACCTAGTAGTACAAATCTTTCTGACATATTAAATTTGATGCCAGATTCTGTTTGGTATTTTTTAAATTTATTTCAATTCCCGCTCGGATTCCCGTTGGTTCTGTCGGCTATTGTAACGCGTTTTATTATTCGTCGAATTCCTTTAATTGGTTAAAACATGGCTATTTACGCTTATATTGGTATCCCTGGCTCTGGCAAGTCTTACGAGTGTGTTAAATCGGTGATTGTAGCTGCGGTTCTTAAGGGGCGTCGCGTTGTTACTAACATAGATGGTTTGAAGCCAGATAAGATTTATGACTATTGTGAGCGCAAATACAAGGCTGATGCGTCTTCTCTCGGTCAGATTGTGCATGTTACTGATACTGACGTGATGTCTGATGGTTTTTTCCCTTACAAGGAAGATGATGCTGTTGGTTATGTTTCATCCTCAGCTTTTTGTAAAGCTGGTGATCTAATCTGTTTAGATGAAGTTTGGCGCTTTTGGCTTTCTGATAAAAATCTTAACAAGCAGCATCAATCATTTTTAGCTGAGCATCGGCACTTTTCTGATGCTGAAACTAATACAACGATTGATTTGGTTTTTATGAGCCAGTCTCTTGATAATGTTGCCAGATTTTTAAAAACAAGAATCGAAACTACATTTAAAATGTCAAAACTTTCATCTTTGGGTCTTAAAAATAGATATCGTGTTGATGTTTTTTCTGGATATAAAACTTTCAAGTCAGCAAAAACACACTCATTGCAGTGTAAATATGATTCTGAAATATTCCAATTATATGATTCAACAAATGCAGGAACTGGAAAAGAAACTTCTGTAGATTCTAGGCAAAATATATTTGCTCAAAAGAAGCTTTGGTTTTATTTAATTGGCTTTATTTGCATGTTTTGTTTTAGTTGTTATTTGATTTATTCTTTTTTTGCGTCTGATGACTCCAAGAATAAAAAGATAGTTGTTAATCAACATGCTATATCTTCTTTACCTGTAGTACCTCAAAAACCTGTCATTCCTTCCAACTCAACTGAATGGCGCATTTCTGGTGAATTATTCAACAACGGGCTTCATTATGTCACGATTATTAATACTTCTGGCGATATTAGACTTCTTTCTCGTTCTGTATTTACTGGATTTGGTAATTCACTAACTGGCACGGTCGATGGGCAAACTGTTACTTATTTCACAGGTCATTCTAAATGAAAAAGTTATTTTACGTTCTTATTTTTCTGACATTCTCATCCTTTGCAAAAGGTGTAGATTTTTCTTTAGATTCAGTGCCTTTGCCTAAAGCTGTATCTTTTATTTATTCACAGGTTTTCAATACGCCTTTTATGCTTTCTCCTGAGGTTATTGATGATAAAAGGCTCGTTGCTTTTCACATTACTCCATCATTGGATGCTAAATCTTTTTTTGTAAGGTATTTGATTAATATGGGAATTGGTGTAAGCGAAAAATCAGGCGTTGACTATATTTATAAGCTTAAAGTTTTGCCTCCTGATATTCCTAAATATACCTTTGTATATACTCCAAAATATCGTTCTGTAAGTTATTTAACTTCCGTTCTTTCTGGTATTGTTTCCGGAAATTTCGGTAAAACTTCTGATACAAATTCCTATGTTGGCGGTTCAAAATTAACAACAACTTCCAGTTCTAATAATAGCTTTAATTCTAGTGGTGATGTTTTTGTATTCTATGGCTCTTCCTCTGATATCTCTAGAATTAAGGCCGTTCTTCCTTCAATTGATACTCAAAATCAGGAGGTTTATGTAGGAGGTTATGTTTATGAGGTTCAAACAACTCAGCGCAATGGTTCTGGTTTAGCCCTTGCTGCAAAATTATTAAATCAGCATTTTTCTTTGCAGGTTGGCGGTTCTACTGATGCTGGTATGGACAATTTTGTTAAGTTTTCTTCTGGAAATCTAAATGCTCTTGTTGAATTATTTAATACCGATAGCCGTTTTACAGTAGTTAGCTCCCCTTCTCTTCGTGCTACTTCAGGAACATCGGCCTCTTTTTCTGTTGGTGAAGATGTTCCTACGCTTGGCAGTGTTAGTTACACCGGTGATAACTCAGTACAGTCTGTTGAATACCGGTCTTCAGGAGTAATTTTTAATGTCACTCCTCAGGTTCGCGCTGATTCTATTGATTTAAATATATCTCAGGAGCTTTCAAATTTCGCTAATACAGATACTGGTGTTAACAACTCCCCCACGCTTACCAAGAGGAGCATTAGCACATCTGTAAGTGTTAAAGACGGGGATATTATTTTGATTGGAGGTTTGGCTGATAACAAAGATACCCAGGCTAATACAGGTTTATCTTTTATGCCTCACTGGTTCTCTTCTAAAAGCTCAGAAAAGGATAAAACAGACATTGTGATAGTGCTTCAGGCTAAGAAGGTGACTAGATAGGCGATATGAGCCCCCGCAGCATGCGAGGAGGCACCATATCGCCTAGATAGGTGCCTTCCTCCTTTTCTTTGCTCTTGTGTCTTTATGCCCCTTTTAGGGGGCATGGGACGAGGCTCTTCACTTTCCTAGGTGACTTCCCATGTCAAACCTCGGATAAACAGGGCGAGCTCCAATAGAGCTAAGATCCCCTCCCCTTTCCTGCTAAGCGCCTTTTTTCTCTGCCGCTCTATTAAAGCGATCGTGTTGTTTTTTGGCTTTGCTTCGATGCTCCCGCGGTGTTGGCTCTTCGAGTCCACGTTGTTTAATAGTGGACTCTTGTGTCATTTTGACACATAACTACAACCCCTTCTCCTTTAAAACCCCTTCAATTGCGTCTTCAAGTTTATGATTTATAAGGTAATTAACTAAATCTGCTTGTTTTATAGGCGTTTTCGCTTGAATTGTTGCTTTTACTGTCGCATTTTTGAGCAATTCGGCCATGTGCCGGTTTATGGTTACAGTGGTTCGCTTGCTATCGGATGTCATAAGATTTATCCTATTGTAAAGAATTCGTATGGGAAATTTACACTTGAACAATTATTTACGTGTGTTAGATTAGTAGCACGTTGAATGTTTGAGTGCTTGAATACATGATTGACATGCTCGTCTTACGCATACCTTTTAAGCCTTCTATGGTTACCGAGCGTCTTGATGCTCAAGGTAACTATGTTGCCCATGTTGATCTCACTGAGATTGCTAGGCTTTCTGGCCTTACTCTCGCTGCTCATTCCGTTGAATATGCTATTGATGGTGATCTCTCTGTCAGTGGTCTTAAACATCCTTATGAATCATTACCTTCCCATTATACAGGTGTTGCATTCAAACTTTTCGAGGGTGGTAAAAATTTTGAGCCCTGTGTAGAGCTTAAAGCAAGTCCTGCTAAGTTGTTACAAGGTCACAATGTTTTTGGCCCTACTGATTTTGCCCTCTGCGGTTTTGAATTTTTTGGTGTTCTTGCGCATTCTATGCCCCATCTCTATGAGCTCCTTGATGTCGAAAATACTTCTGTAGCTCGTATCGATGTTACTTTTAGTGCTCGGGTATCAAATCAGGCCATGGCTAATCAAGTTATTGGTTTTCTGCGCAATGTTTCTAATGGGCAAACCAAAAAGACTAAAGCTCAGGATTTTGATACTACAGTTACTTGGAATGGTGGCAGTAGACACCGTACTCTTGTGGCATATTTGAAACATAATGAGATGGACGCTCAAATTAAGCGTTTATCTTCTAAAAATAAGTTCTTATTGTCTCAGCATGATAAGAATTCTTTGAAAGTTATGTCTGATCCCGACCTGCGTGAATTTGCTGTTGGTTTAGTTCGTTTTGAGGCCCGTTTACAGACTCGTTTTTTTGAAAACTTTGGTCTGCCTCGAAATTTTTTAAAATTGGTTGAGTTCCAGCGTTCATATGCTTCTGGTGAATTTGAATTAATCCGTGATATGTGGAAAAAGTCTTTCAAAGATATTTTTGAGTCGTTCGAGGGTGCCGAAATGAATGTTTATGATGATTCTAAAATTTACGATGCTTTAGTTGATGCTTATTCTACAACGACTAAAACAGGTAAAATTAGCAATGCTAAACCAAATCGTTTATTTGGTTTTTATCGTCGCCTACTTAATGAGGGTTATGACGGTGTTGCTATGACCATGGACAGGAAAACTTTTTGGCGTTGTGAAAAGGATCTCACCTCTATCGGCTTATCTAAAGCTCAAATGAAAAACCTTACTGCTGAAAAAAACAATGTAGTTCCATTTATTCGCGCTATTAATATCGATTTTGCCAATCAATATCCTACTTGGTATAAAGAACCCGTCTCAAGATTTTCTGCTTAATGATTAATTGGAGTTTTTAATGTTAGATTTAGTTTTTGAAGTAAAACCTTCTCAGGTAACATTTGAGGAGTTTTCTGGTGTGTCTAAAGCTACAGGCAATCCTTTTAAAATGCGTAATCAGTTTTGTTATGCTTATTTGGGTGATGATTATCCAGTAAAGGTTAAATTAAATCTTGAAGATGGGCAGCCCCCTTATCCTGCCGGTAATTACAAAGCTGATCTTGCTAGTTACAAAGTTGGTAACTATGGCTCCCTAATGATTGACCGCTTAAAACTTCTTCCAATTGAAAAAATTTAATGTCTTCAATTACTGGATCTATTTGTGATGCTGCAAATAGCTGTAAACAAATTGTTTTAAATGTATCCGAGCAAGCTAGTTTAGGCTATGACTATTCTCATTTAGCCAAAGTCTGGACTACTGCTTTCAGTTCTGTACTAATGCTCTATTTATTTTCCCTCGGGCTTGGTCAGATAATTCGTTTAGTAAAAAATGCATAAAGGAAATTTGCAAAATGATTAAAATCGCGTCTGTTTTAAATAACAAGAAATATCAAATTTTGACTGTGGCCTCTTTGGCTCTTTCTTCTGTCTCAGCTTTTGCGGCTGATGACACTTCGACTACAGCGGCCGGTGATGTTGATCTTACTCAGCTCACTAGCAATATTAGTTTTAGTGGTGTTATTACTGCTGTTATGGCGGTTGCTGCCTCTGTTATTACCCTTTATGCCGCTATGGCCGGTGTTAAGCATGTACTGCGTATGGTTCGTAGTGCTTAATTTATTTTTTATGGGTTAGGGGCTTCGGCCCCTTTTTTGATCATGTATCCAGATTTATTAACTTTCGTTGTTTTTTTATGGGGTCTTTTATGTGCTTGGGCCGTAATCACTGGATTGCGTGGTTAGCTCTAGTAGCTTGTTCTGCGTCTTTTTCTGCTAACGCCGCTCCTGCTGCATTTGCTTTGGGTCGCATGCTGTTTCCAAGGCTTTTTGGTGAGGTTATAGCGGAGCGTGCTGCAACATCCGAGGTTGCTACTGCTACTCAAGCCGCTATATCTAAAGGTGTTAAGGATTTGATTCCTAAAATTCCTTCAACTGGAGGCTTGTTAAAGAATGCTGCCGGCGCAGCTACTTGGGCGGGAGTAGCTTATGAGCTTTCAGGTGATGATTTAACTGGGGCATCTGATGCTGCTTCACCTTCATCTGATGGTAAATATTCTACAACTCCAGACACCTCAGGTACTTATCAGTATTCTGATATTGAAACTGTTAACGGCATTCAAAATTATATTTATGCTAATTCTATTGAGGGTTTAGCTCAGCAGGTTACAACAGTTCGCACACCTCAATATTGTTCTACTTCTTCTTGTACTTTAGCTTCTCCAACTAATATTTCTTCTAAGCTTTATTCTGG